ATCAGGAGAACATGCCCCAGAAGCTTAAGCGTACTACCAAGCGGTCAAACAGGAAAGAGCTAGTCTATCAGAGGCCCCACAACTCCCGTATCCGGATGCAGACGGCTGGTAAGGACAAGTTGGGTATGTCTACTACTGTTCAGTATTTGCATTGTTCAGAGTGTGCTTATTGGGACAATGCAGAGGCACAATTCGCTAAACTTGCCCAGATGGTTCCATTAAAGGCTGGCACTATGTCTATTCTTGAAACTACCGCTGATGGTGAGGGTGGATTCTTTTACGATATGTTCTGGGAGGCTGTTAAGAAGCAAAGACGAAATAAGGAATTAGGTATTGAGGATTACTCCGGATATATACCGATGTTTTTCCCGTGGTACAAATTTCCTGAATATAAGATGGACCCACCAGACCCTCGTCTTATTACATTGCAGTCCGATAAAGAAGAGCGCTATGGTAATGAGAAGGATTTGGTGGACCTTTACAACTATGATATGGGTCAGGTTTACTGGCGAAGGCTTAAGATTGACGAGTTTAAGGGCGATCTAGGCCAGTTTGCTGAGAAGTATCCCGCTAACGCTGAGGAGGCTTTCCAGAGTTCAGGTAGACCCGTCTTTAGTCCGGCAGCGGTTAAGCGGCAAGAGATTCTTTGTGGTAAGGGAATGCGTTATCTATATAACGACCAAGGAGAAAGGTTCTGTGTTGAGCAGACTCTTGACTCCTGGCATATATTACATCTCCCTCAACCAGACCATCAATATTGTATTGGCGTTGATACTTGTGAGGGCAAACTTTCAGATTTGAATGATCCTAAGAGTAAGGCGGATTATCATGGCGTGGCCATCTTTGACAGGACAACACGCCAGTTCGTTGCGGTATATCGCGGTAATTGCGAACAGGTTACTCTTGGCGAGCAGGTTTATTTAGCTGGTACTGAGTATAATGATGCTTGGATAGCTCCCGAGTTACCAAATGGTTCTGTTTTGTTACAATATTTGAAGGATAAAGAATACAAAAGTATCTACCAAAGACAAAAAGGGCTTGAATCAGATAATACTGAGGATTCTGATCTACTTGGTTGGAGAACAACTACCGTCACCCGTCCTTACTTGGTCAATAATATGATTGGTGTAATGCGGGATGGTGACGTTCAGTTTGGCTTTCAGGAGATCATTGATGAGATGAAAACCTTTATCTGGGATAAGAACGGTAAGCCGATCCATATGGCAGGCAGGCATGATGATTTGTTGTTTGGGTGTATGATAGCAATTCAGATTCATCTGGAAATGCCGTATAACCCAATGCCTTACGCATTTAATAATACTTCGAGTGACGAGTATGATATTGGTGATCCGAGAGCTTTATGCAGGTCAGGGGCGTTCGATGATTGGAAACCGGGCGATGAAGATGAGAACGATGAGGAATATACTGCATGAATGATATATATATATTTATAGCCGGAGTTATTATCGGATGTGCTATTTCACGATATTTCATTGGAGTTGGCAATAAGATGAGTATAAACGCCCAAGAAGGCGATGTTATAAATAAAAAACATAAACCTACTGAACAAGGTTCAACTGAATAGGAATTAAAATGGGAACACCATTAGTATCAATGCAAGAAGCATTTCAATTAAGAGGCACAGTCACCGCTGGGATTACTACTCCTGCGGCTACCGCTAGAGATGCGGCATCAGTAGAAGCTTTGGCTGGTATTTTCATAGAGGTTATGCCTGCTCAAAATGCCATAGACTTTAGGTTTAGCGGGGCTACTGATAATAGCGACAATATCTATGATGTGCTATTCATGTACGGCGAAACTGACCATTACAATCGCGCAATGACATTGACCTGTACTACTGGAACACAAACATCGCCTGTTACCGGTGAAGAGTTTGCTGACCTTATCACTGTAAGTAATAAGAAAACATTACAAACAGAGATTAAGAATGCGTCTGCTGCTGATGATTATATAGGTGAGATACAATTAGACGTATTCGGTGTCAAGAAAATAGCCCTAATCCCAACAACAATCGTAACTTCTTCCAGTGTTTGGTATCGCGGAGTATAAAATGGCAGAAATGACGCCAGCAAAATCTAAATTCCTGTCTGAACTTGATAATATGGAGTTCGTTGGGATGGAAAAGACTAAAGAGTGGGTATCTTTATGGTCTGAATCCCTACGATATTTCTTTAGCGACCAACTTTCCGGCAATAAGCGGCATAAGGACTGGGACTGGGTGATAGTCAACTATATATGGCCTACCGCCATGCAGGAGATGGCTAAACTCACCAATACAACCTTTAAAGCTATCGGCGTAGCTCGTGAGGAGTCAGATGTAGCTAGTGCAGAGGCTTGGCAGGGTGCTATTCAATATCTTTGGGATGAAAAACTAGAGATGAGAGATAGGCACGCCGAAGCCATCCTCGATAGTAAGATATTTGGGTATAGAGTCTCAAAGATCATGTGGGATGACATGCCAGACGGCAGTTGGGACGATGAAATAAAGGAATGGGTCGGTGATGTAGGCTATAAATTGTGGCATCCAGCCCACTTCTGGGTTGATCCACAGGCTGAGTCTATCAATGAAGCGCAATCACTCGGTACAGTCAGGGTAGTTACACTTGAATGGGCGCAACAGAGATGGCCTAAGTTCAAGAAAGAACTCGAAGAAGAGGCAAGAAGATTCACTGCTGACCCAATGTTTAACTCATTCTCACGAGACGATATCAGAGGAAGCAAGGAACCGGCATCAGTGGGCGGCAAAGGTGACAGGGATAACTTCAATCGTAGAGAGCGTTTCGGGCCTCAGAAGCTCGTAGGTTTGATCCTGGGACAAGATAAGATTACTAAAGGCTCTACACCACATGAAGATCAGTTATTTGTGAAGATTTCAGAGATTTACTTCATAGACAGAGAAGATAGTAAAGAAAAACTTGAAGTAGAAATACCAGCAGAAGAACTTATTGCTAACGGGTCAATAAGAGCAGAAGAAGGTACATTCTTAGACAATGAGACTGGTGAACCCATCGAAAGGGTAAAATGGCCTAAACGAGTTACGAAGGAATGGGTTCAGCCTAAATACCCACGAGGTCGTTTTGTCATAAAAGCAGGGGATGTAATACTTAATCCTGAGACTAAATCTACTCCAGATGCTCAGAAGTATAAATATTCACGTTGGCCTTTTACTGTGACGGCACATTATCTATTACCTCATATGTGGCAAGGTATTGACTCGCATGTTCTTGGTATGGAACATCAGGACTTTATCAATATATCAGCTTCTCACTTATTGAATAATATGAAGTTATATGGCGATCCAAAGGTTGCTATTGAGACTGGTGCATTAGAGACTAATCCTCGAACAAAGAAACACTTTAAAGTTGGTGCGGGTGCTGGAGCGATCATACGGCTTGCGAAAAATGGACTAAGTAAATTGAAGTTTGTTGATCCACCCCAGCCATCCGCAGCAGCTACGCAACTCTACCAGTTATTTGTTCAGGAGTATAAGAATACAACCGGACTCCAGGACGCCTCAAGAGGCATTTCTGGCAAGTCCGGTGAAACTGCTACTGCCAGGCAAATTGACTCACTTAATTCTAATGACAGAATCAGATTACAGGCAATGCAAGAGGATAGATGGGCCAAGAATTTGATGAATCTTATCGCTGAGATTATTCAGGATAAATATTCAGTAGGTAGATTTGTTAGAATTATTGGTGACGATGGTGTACAAGGCGCACAAGAGATTACCAGTGGACTCAAAAAGCTTAAATTCGATATAACTATTGAACCCGGTAAGACATTGCCGTTCGATAAAGCAGAACGTAATGAGAACTTACAGAAAGCGGCTGAATTATTGTCTAATCCAATCGCCAATGTATTGACTCCAGAACTTTTAAGGGCATGGGAAATACCGAACTGGCAGAAAGTGCTTCAAAGGTATGAACCGTGGACTCAATTTGCTCAGTTTGTTCAGTTATTGACAGCAGTTCAAGAAGGCGAAATAGAACCGGAAGAAGCATTACGACAATTAGGTGAAAGAATCGCTCAGGCGGCTCCAGAACCAGAAGAATCGGAAAACCGTCAAGGTGGCGGATAATTTGTAGATGTTTATGTTCAATATCAGCGAACGGACACGTCCTACCGCTATTTATTGTTCAGTAAGCTTCTCTTAATAAACAGCTAATAGCTGAAAATGTTTTAAGAAAGGTATTATGATGGAAGCAGTAGTAGAAGAAAAAGTCGTCGAAGAACCTAAAGTGGATACTAAGCCAGAATGGGACAAAGAACGACAAAGGGCAGATCAGGCAGAAGCTAATCTGCGAAAGAGTCAGTCAAGGTTGAATGAGTCAGATATGAAGACTCAGCAACTTGAAAAGACTGTTTCAGATATGCAGGACAAAATGAGCCAGATCGAAGCTGTAAAAGGTTTAGATTTGACTGAGCTTGATCCTGATAAAGCGGATGTTCCTGAAATTGTTAGGGAATACTCTAAAATGTCGAAAGTATTGGAAGAGACCACTAAGAAATTGACTGCCCTTGAACAGCAAGCGAACTCGTACGAAAAAGATGCTGAATTGAGTAGACAAGAGCTACGAAAGGAAGCTGTGATCGAGCGGATATGTAAGCCACTTGATAAGAAGTATGGTGTGTCGTTTAGGAATGAAGCTAAGAAACTGGCAGAAGATGAAGTAGCTGAACGTGGGTATTCTCCAGAGGATGCTCTTGAATGTTCAATTATGATTGAAAAGTATTATATTCTATTGTCAGAAAAAGCTTCAACGAAAAAAGAGACTACTCCATCAGATAACGGTCACGGTGGCTCAAAAACTACATTCGGTGATAATATAAAGCCGGGTAAACTTAGTGATGTTATGGGCCAGATAAGAAAAGAGGGCGGATTGAAAGCTCTCATTAAGAAAAACTAATTTAAGGAATAAAATATGTCTACGGAAGACTTAAGTCTTGCAACGAGGACGATTTTTGATCGTTCAGTGAAGAACCAAGTCCTTATCGGTACACCGTTCTACGATGAACTGGTAAGGCGTGACAAAGTAATCACCACTGGTGGTACTCAGATTGATAGGCTTGTAGATAAGGATGAGATCGACGATCTCGCTCAGGCTTATGATGAGAATACCGCATTGACAGACGGTAAGAAAGATACTCTTGCTCGTCCAGTATTTAATTGGAAACTCTTGCAGGTTCCACTCTCTTACGGTGTTGATGAACAGTTGCAGAATGTCGATGCAATGAAAGAAGAACAGCTTCTTGACCTTGCTGAGCATCTTGCTAAGAAGGGTTTGAGGGCTACAAAACTCAAACTAATGAAAGCATCATGGAATCAGGGTACTACAACTCCTATTGAGAGTTCTAATACCAAGGAGTTCCAGAGTATTGTATCTGCACTTGACTTTGATAACACCTATGGTGGAATCACTA